GACGAAGTAGATCGTGCAGTAGCAGAGTATCGAAAGGCCAAATTTAAAGGTATTGTTTATATCATGCCAGTGGGTGGTGTGGTTAGTGTTTATGATGGCAATAAATTTAACGTAGCAGATGAAGCTATGCGTCGTGGTTATTATTACAGCCCACGATTACATGTGGATTTATGGGGTAACAGTTGGGGGAAATAATTGAGTTATTTATTTACAAGCGAAAGTGTTAGCGAAGGACATCCAGATAAAGTAGCAGACGCTATCAGTGATGCGGTATTAGATTTAATGATGCGCGAAGGCAATCCAACTTATCGCTGTGCTTGCGAAACTCTGGTAACAACTAATCAAGTTATCATTGCTGGAGAATACAAAGGTAGCTATAATCATCAGGAAGTTGAAAATGCTGTGCGTCGTGTTATCCGTAATGTTGGATATGAACAAGAAGGATTCCATTGGGAAACTGCTAAAATCCATAACTACATGCATGGGCAATCAGCAGATATAGCCTTAGGCACTGACACGTTTGGTGCTGGAGATCAAGGACTGATGTTTGGGTACGCTATCAAAGAAACATCAGACCTAATGCCAAGTGCTATCTATTACAGCCATAAAATTGTAAAACATCTGGCAGAAATACGCAAAGGTATTAACAATATTTCACCTGTAACATGGTTGGGACCTGACGCTAAAAGTCAAGTTACTATGGAATATAATGATGATGGCTCAGTAAAACGTATTGCCAAAATCGTATGTTCAACACAACACTCAGCAGATTATGATATCAACGAAATCCGTGGCGCTGTTGAAAATATCATACGTGGCATTTTGCCCAAGGAGTTCATCGATGACCATACTGAGTTTCTTATTAATCCTACTGGCCGTTTTGTTATTGGTGGTCCCGACGGTGATACTGGGCTTACTGGTCGTAAAATTATTGTTGATACTTATGGCGGCTATAGCCCTCATGGTGGTGGTGCTTTTAGTGGCAAAGATCCTACTAAAGTTGATCGCAGTGCTGCTTATATGGCTAGGTATCTGGCTAAGAATATAGTAGCGAGTCGAGGCGCACACAAAGCCACGGTCCAACTTAGCTACGCTATCGGAGTTAAAGAACCAACTAGCGTGTGGGTAAAAACTGATCGCGGCATAGATTATGATAGGATTACCACAGATTGGATCAACAAAAATGTTGATCTAACACCACAAGGTATCATAAATAGATTTGAACTGTTCCGCCCTATCTACAGCGAAACTACTAATTATGGACATTTTGGTAAGAGTAATTTACCATGGGAAAACGTAGATTTATTCAAGGATTAATATGATAAAGAAATTGATCAAAGATCTGTTTGGTACTAAACCCGAACCTGCTACTTTAAAAGATACTAAAATCAAAAAAACTCCTAAGGAGATCGCCACTGCGGCTGGTGAACCTTGGATAGAAGTATTGAGCATGGACATTGATCACGAAAATCCAGGACAGGGCGCATTTGAACTAGATTGGAACGACAAGTTTGTAGCTAATTTAATACGTGCTGGATATCAGGGTAAAACAGATCAGGACATAGTAGACAATTGGTTTAAAACCATATGCCGTAATATAGTGTTAGAAACATATGAGCAAGAACAAGCAGATCCAGAACTGCGTCGTCCAACTAATCGTAGAGATCTAGGCAACGGTAGAACGGAAATCAGTTGACCTTTACCAAATTTGGTAGTACAATGTTTACATGAGATACTTACTTGTAGACACAGCAAACACATTCTTTCGTGCAAGACATTCAGCCCATCGCCAAGCAGACACTTGGGACAAGCTGGGTTTTGCTATCCACGTAACCCTAGCTTCCGTAAACAAATCATGGCGTGATCAAAAGGCCGATCATGTTATATTCTGTCTTGAAGGACGTAGCTGGCGCAAAGACTTTTATACACCATATAAGGCCAATCGTGCAGTAGCACGTGCGGCACTGACTGAATCAGAAGCTGAAGAGGATAGACTATTTTGGGAGACATTTGATGCACTCAAAACTTTTATCGCAGATAAGACAAATTGCACAGTTCTGCAACACCCTGAGCTTGAAGCAGATGATCTTATTGGCGGCTTTATCCAATCTCATCCCGATGACCATCATACTATCGTGAGTAGCGATACTGATTTTCATCAACTACTTGCAGACAATGTAAATCAATACAATGGTATCGCAGATGAATTGCACACTATCCAAGGTATCTTTGATAAAAAAGGTAAACCTGTCATAGACAAGAAAACCAAAGAGCCTAAGAAGATTTCCGATCCCAAGTTCATCTTGTTTGAAAAGTGTATGCGTGGCGATCCCACTGATAATATTTTTAGTGCTTATCCGGGTGTGCGCACTAAAGGATCGAAAAATAGGGTTGGTCTTGAAGAAGCATTTAGTGACAAAGATAAAAAGGGCTATAACTGGAACAATCTAATGCTACAGCGTTGGGTTGATCACAATGGGGTAGAACACAAAGTCCTGGATGACTATCAACGTAATGTCACCCTAGTTGATCTCACAGCACAACCAGATCATATCAAAGAAAAGATGTGGGATACTATCAAAGTCGCAACTCAACCTAAGAATCAACCCATGGTTGGTGCGCAGTTCTTGAAGTTCTGTGGTAAGTATGATTTGGTTAAACTAAGTGAGAACGCACAGGCCATAGGTGAATTTCTTAGTGCAGGTTATCCACAGAAAGATCTGGCATGATAGCAGATGGTAAGTTTCTAGCTCTTGATTTAGAACTCAATCAACCCAGTGGACGGATAATCCAGGTTGGGGTAGCTATAGGCGACAAGAACACACGTTTTGAAGATTATGTTGCCCTTAAATGGTATATCAATCCAAATGAACCAATCAGTGAGTTCATCACTGATCTCACAGGTATTACTGATGCGGACATATCAGCAGAAGGCTACAGCCACGAATTTGTTGCCCGTGAGCTCAGTGAGCTGATACAAGAACATAAGCCCTTTGTTAACCCAGTGACCTGGGGTGGCGGCGATAGTGGCGAATTACTAGCAGAATTTGCGAAAAATCACGCAGATTTTCCCTATTTTGGCCGTCGTTGGATCGATGTCAAGACCTGGTACACATACCTGATGCTGACCAGAGGCAAAGCACCTAGTGGTGGTCTTGCATCAGCTATGGGCTACTATAAACTACACTTCAAAGGTAAGGCGCATCGTGCAGATGTGGATGCGGCTAATACTCTAGCACTATTTTTCCATCTGCTAGAACGCCAGGCCAAATTGGAAAGTATTTTGGATTCGGCAAAGAACATGTAATGGAAATATTATTATCAGCCATAATGGCCGCATTGATGACTGCACAGACTACTGATCCAGTGTTCCGTAACAACAGCTTATATACGTGAAACATAGATCCTACGACCAGTGATGTGATTGTGATGAATACCCAGACCGGGCATCTATATCGCTGTAACAGGAACTTTGAGTGCGATGGTGGGTTAGATTTGAAACCTAAAGAAAAATAAGAAAGGAAAATTTATGGTAAGAAAGGTAAAAGATTATTGGAATTGGACTAGGATAACTGTACCTTATAAAAAAGATTGGAGAAAGGCTATTGATGCGGAAGATTTTTTAAAAGAAGCCGCTAATGATAGTGAATTTTATATCACAGTGACTACCGAATACCCTAATACTCCTAAACGTAGATATGATATGAAAGTTATAACTGCATATCATTATTGGATAAAAGATGAATCTTTGGCTAGTTGGTTTAGTTTAAAATATGCTTGACATTACTAAAAAATCTAAATATAATATAGTATGACAAAAGAATTAGAAAGATTAGCCGAACAAGCAGGATTGCCAGTAACAGACAATCTCGCGCACTTTTATCGTCTAGTTGGTGCTCGCTGTGCTGACATGTGTGGTAGCCAAGGTGATCAAAAGAACATTCGTCGACATTTTGGGTTAGACTTCTATGATGGTCCTACACACTATCAAGACACCCGCTACCAAGAAACGCAGTATGATTGGAGCAAACATTACATTGGAGAAAAGAAATAGAATTTGACAACAAATTAAAAACCTTGTATACTAATACAATAATCTGGAGAAAATAATATGGCAATTAAGATAAAATCTACAAAGGTATACAAGTATCTACCCTGTGGTCATGCTCAATTTTTTGATCGCGAGCCTGATGGTAGCCCAGGTGAATGTGCTAGTATACACGGATACGATCGTTCTGTAGAATTTACCTTTGCTGGTGATGTTGATGACATGGGTTGGATTATTCCTTTCGGTGAACTAAAAGATGTTAAAAAGTTCTTAGAATACTACTTTGATCATGTTACATTATTACCAGCCAATGATCCTAGATTACATTTAGTCACAGAAGAACTAACAGTTCCAGGAGGCCTATTAGGCACTGTTCGTATCTTACCCAGCGGAGTAAGCATGGAGATGAGTTCATTGTTTATATGGGAACATGTAAATCACTATATCTACAAAATTACCAATGGTCGTTGCTATGTTGAAAGTGTGCGTGTATATGAACATGATCGTAATGATGCTATGGTTGAAGTAGATGAGACTACTGCTCGTGCAGATGCACAGCGTAAAATGCCCTTGAGTGAACTACTGCCAATGAAAGCCGCTTGGGCATGGGAAGAACCTAAAGCAGCACTTGATAGAATTAGAGGCTAATTATGACCGCAAATGTAACAGTTGACCACATTGATTGGTGGGAGACTACTAAATCACGTAGCGTATTTTATAAGTAATGAACAATAAAAAAATTCTCTGTTTAGGAAATAATACTGAGGATACTGATATACTAGCCAAATTAGTTGCCCAAGAGAGAAATCTGGCATATCACGGGTTAATCACAGAAGTTAAAGAAATCAATCCAGGTTGTTATCAAACTAGTTTTTATGATATGTCATACGGTGATTTGATTAAATTGTCCAGACATATGGATAGTATAATAATTTTAGATCAACCCAAAGACTCTTATCTTGATCAACATGCGTTTAATCAAACAATAAGTCTGGGTAAGTATTTAAAATCCATATGTAACGTTATATTTTTAAACGAATCATTTAATTTAACAATTGAAGATGAATTAAAAACAAATAAAAGTATGTGCCTGCTTCCGTTTATACAATCAGTAACTATAAATGGAAAATATTATGCGTGTTGCCGGTCTGCTCCGATATCAAAATTTAATCCGTTTATTAAATATTCGGAAGATAATAAACGGAACGCAATTAAACAAAAAATGCTAGCAGGTGAAAAATTAGATAAGCATTGTGAATATTGTTATAAACTTGAGGAGGAAGATATTGTTAGCCCTCGTATTACAGAAACGATCGAATGGGCAAATAGATTAAATATAAAAAATATAAATGATGCGACTAAAATAAACAGCCCCGTATATTATGAAGTTCGGGCCAGTAACCAATGTAATTTAATGTGCAGAATGTGCAATCCTGTAGCAAGTAATCTAATAGCACAAGAAAATAAAAAACTTAAAATATTTAATCAGTTAAAATATCGATATACTGGATTTGATCATGTAAATATTGATAACATAGAAAAACTATATGTTGCTGGTGGTGAACCAACGGTCATGCCAGAGTTGTATACCTTTTTAGAAACTTGTATAGAAAAGGAAAAAACAAATTTTGAAATACTACTTAACACTAATGCAGTGTCATTAAATAAAAAATTTAAATCATTGCTAAAACATTTCGATAACTTTAATTTTGAAATCAGTGTCGACGGATATGGCCTAGTCGATCAATACATACGATGGCCTACTAATTGGAACAAATTAATTAATAATATTGATTATATATACAACCAAGGACATAATATTTCATTTAATTCTGTTGTTTCGATATACAATATTTCTAGTCTGTATTCAATCATTGACTTTTTAAGTAATCGATATAAAAAAATACCGATTCATTTAAGTCCTGTAATATTTACGTATCTAAAAAAAGATATATTATCTCCCTATATATTTCCTGATGCTAAATTAGTTATTGATAACCTAAACAAAATTAAAAAATTAGAGATATATCATAATGATCTTGTGTTAAAAAGTAAAATAGATGAATATTTAAATTGTTTTGACACTAAACATGTTGTTGATTTATCTACGTTGGCATCATTTTTTGAATATAACGACAAATTAGATAGGTCAAGGAATATCAAATTAATAGATTATATACCTGAGTTAGAACAATACAGAACATTAATTAATAATTAATAGAGAATAAAATGACCACAACAGTTTTTATATTACTAGCCCTATTTGGCATCAAGCATTTCATCGCTGATTTCTTGATGCAGTATGACTATATGCTCCGTGACAAAGGCATCTATGGTGCCACAGGTGGCATCCATCATGCGGCCACACATGCTTCGTGGACTTTCTTGATCTTGATACCTTTCGTTACCAATGCTGATCAACTGTTGATATTACCCTTATTTGATTTCATCGCACACTATCGCATCGATTGGGCTAAACAACAACTCAATCGTGGGCTTACTGCCGCAGACCGTAAGTTCTGGATTTGGCTTGGTGCGGATCAAGCTCTGCACTATTTAACTTACGTAGGAATCATCTATTATGTCACTGTTAGCTAAGGCAATCGTAAAAAATAAATGTTGGATTGTTGAAGACAATGGATACAAGGTTGGTACTATCCTAGCAAATCCACAGGGCGTAGTCTATCAACATGATCAAAAGAAAGAACAATTTGCCAGCTTGAAATTACTCAGCGATCGTTATAATATCATTGTTGATAAAACTCCACCTAAGAAAATCATAACTGAAAGCAATACAGTTCATGGATTTCCCTGCGAACATAAGCCAAACAATATCCTATGGGATGTCAAGCATCGGCTACCTATCTTTACTAAAGGCACAAAAAGCAGGAGTTTCTTCTGCGCTGGCTACTATATCGTTAAGTTCAACAATGGATGGGTAAAATCTTACTGCCCTAAACTAATTACACTTAATCGCTATCCCTATGCTGGTCCTTATGACACAGTAGAAGAAATGCAAGAACATTTACGTATCGCTAACGGAGCCCTACATGGAACAACAGTTAAGCCTGCATCTGAAGAAATTTAACGATCGTGTCAAGGTAATGAATCAGACCAATGCCAAAGACCTCAATCTTTCAGCATCTGAAGCACGCAATATACATGCAGAAATCTTTGAATTACTTACAAAAATCAACGATCTCACAGCAGTTAAAAAGGCTGAAGACACAGAAACTGTTGTTGCTGTGGAATTCGACGGCGGTAATTTCTAATTATATACTCTGATAATTGGCATAAATATATGTGGAGAACATATAAATGTCAAGACCAAAACCTAATGTGCTATTAGAGCATGTTAACAAAACAAATTACAAAAGCGATCAGATCTTAAGTTCAGAGGGTATCTGGGCGGTGTTTTTTGATAATCAACCCATCAACCTCAAGACACAAAATATCCTAGTGGCCTATCCAGGGCCTAAATATAAGAAAGTATCATTCTCAAATCCTGGTCATGCAATAAATCTTGCCAAAAAACTCAATACCTTATTCAAGAGTGACAAGTTTAGTGTAGTCCTACTCAAAGCCGGTGATAAGATCTATCCTTAATTATGGCTAAACGTACTGCTGAATCATTGCAGAATGTATGGCAGGCTCGATTCCAACAGCATACCTTAAATCCATTTACATCAGATCCCAAACTTGGCATACGCTATCAGAGATTCGATAATCCCGCAAGCTGGTGGCATAATCCCGTAAATCCCAATAGTCTGCGTCTGACCCGTCCAGCATTTAACATGCTGAATAAAAATCCTGAAATAAAAAATTGGCATTTCAAACTACCCACACCTTTGGTTACCCGTGCTTATATCCAATTAGAAAAGCATTTCACCACGCCATATTATATACCAACCCATACCAGCATCTATGTATTCAGCGAACAGGATTCCATCATGCTGGCCTTACATGGCAGTAATCTACAACAGTATCTTGACAATCTAGATCAATGATGTTATACTTGTATTATGTTCGAATATGTCGCCGCTCTAGTAGGTATGCAACAGGTAGATGAAATTCTATTGGCCAAATCTCAAGCCAAAGAAACCAATCGAGCCCAGATAGTCCAGACCGCTCCCTTAAACGTCTGCTCTTACAAAGACAATGTAAAAATCAAAGAATGCCTCAAGGCCAAGTTCAAGGTCTTCGAAAAAACTCCTGATCCTTACGCTGATATGTGGGATCCTAACTGGATTAATCGTCCATAAAAACGGTTGACAGATTAACCAAAAGATAGTATAATGTTTTTAAAAGTGACAGAGTTTCCGTTGGTTTGAACTCCGATCAAACAACTTTTTTATGGAGAAATACGATGCCTAAATTAGACCTTAATCTAGTAGCTAATATCGTTGTGGCTTGGGTAGTAATCCAAATCATCGGTAAAATCGTTGGTTTGCTCGGATAATTCCAGCAGATTAGCCAAAAATAGGGCAGAAATGCCCTATTTTTTCCACTATAAATCAATGACTTACACGACCTAAAATACCCTATTTTTTGGTTGACTTTTGGTTACTTTTCCTGTATAATACACAGTATAGACAATAAAGAAAAGGAGCAATAAATGGCAGATCTACAATGGGAAATTCAAGCATACGGTATGTCAAAAGCCGCAGTTGATCGTATGGTAAAAGAACAGGCTTTTCCGGGCACAGAATTAATGTTTGCCGCAGGCATGTTAAGTGATGCGCAACAGATCTTAGACCCAGAATTTAATGCTGATGGTTGGGTAAGTCCACAGACAGCTAATCGTGCTCGTCAATATATGAATATTGCCAAGTATATCATGTTTAACGTCATGGATCCATCACGTCAGGGTGTGATGAAGGAGACTGCATAATGTCAGAATTTAAAACAGTAGCGGTGGTTAGACTAATAGGTTTAGGTGGTCCTTTAAACTCTGTCATGGCTGACAGCACTGACAGCTCAGACATCCACGAAGCCATGCGTCAGCTATTGGCTGAAGGTGTGTTTGAGGTTGGTGACCGTATTGAAATTGAAGAAGTTGAAACGGAGGTTGTATAATGCAATTATTCATCAATCAACTGTTAGAAGATATCAAGGCCGATTACAAGCGTTGGATGCCTCCACGCTTTATGGACGGCACTACTAATAATGTTCGCCAGGACATGATTGACGAGTTCTGTGCCCATGTGCGTGTTACAGAAGGCAAGAAGTATTATAAAGTCATCCAAGGCACCAGCGTATGGGGATTTATCGTCAAACAAGATGGCGGTAAATTCCGCAAAGGTGATATCCTTAAGGCCGCGGGTTGGAATGCTCCAGCAACCAACAGTGCTCGCGGTAACATTATTGACGGTGGCTATTCCATCCAATGGACTGGCCCAATGTATTTGAGATAATGGATCAATTCGTTTATTTCGCAACCGTGCCCAAAGATACCCAAAAGCTCTTGGCTAATTATCAGAGTCCAGAAAATGAAATCAGCCTGTGGAAATGGATTCCTATCTGCTACCTAGATCAAGTGCGTGATGCACTGAAATCTGCCGGACGGTTCCGTGCTGTATTCCGTGGTCCAAGATTAAAACGTTGGCAATCATCAACTAACAAAAAGGATGCCGTGGCTTTTACGGTATATGAACTATGACACCACAAGAACAAGAAATCATTGATGCTATCTGGGGTGAGGACGCTACAGATATAAATAAAACCGAAGCCACTCTGATAGTAGAAGGGATATTTGCCATGGCTGATCTCATGAAAGCCCGTGTGATAGCTGGTAAGGTTGCAGTGGTTCCATCAACAGATTATTACCATTAAGTATCCAAATTGCTCGAATACATCTTATGCTATGCTTGGTCGTTTACACTTGGTGCCATGTTTGGAGGTGCAGTGGTTTGGTACCTGTTTTACTTGAAATCCAAGGGTAAAATCTAACTTGACAAATGGCTATTTTGGTGCTATAATAGTTTTACACAGTTAAAAAATAGAAAGGGTTAGAAATGGCAACAACGGAAAATCGCACAGTAACCAGTGATGAGGCCCGAGTAGCACTCATGCAATGTTTTAACAAGAAACGTCCAGTATTCCTTTGGGGTCCTCCAGGCATAGGTAAGTCAGAATTAGTAGAAGGTATCACTAATGAAATGGGTGGCCACATGATCGACTTGCGTCTTGGACAGATGGATCCAACTGATATCCGTGGTATTCCTTTTTACAACAAAGACAATGGTTTAATGGATTGGGCACCCCCAATCGACTTGCCCAGCGAAGAACTAGCTAGCCAATATCCAGTAGTGGTTCTGTTCTTTGATGAGATGAATTCGGCGGCACCTAGTGTGCAGGCGGCGGCTTATCAACTGATCTTAAACAGACGTGTAGGCAAATACAAGTTACCAGATAATGTGGTTATGGTAGCCGCAGGTAACCGTGAAGGTGACAAGGGTGTAACATTCAAGATGCCTAGCCCATTGTCAAATCGTTTCGTGCATTTAGAAATGCGTCCAGACTTTGACAGCTGGCAAAAATGGGCTGTGCTCAACAACATACACAAAGACGTCGTTGGTTATGTTTCATTTGCCAAACAGGACCTATTTGACTTTGATCCTAAATCATCAAGTCGTGCATTCGCAACACCTCGTTCGTGGACTTTCGTTAGCCAATTGCTAGAAGATAACCTACCAACAGCAACAGAAACTGATTTGGTAGCAGGCACAGTTGGCGAAGGTACCGCAGTGAAATTCATGGCACATAGAAAAATAGCAGGCCAAATGCCTAACCCAAGAGACATCTTAGATGGCAAGGTCAAAGACCTTAAAGTCAAAGAGATCTCAGCTATGTATTCTTTAACTGTGTCTATGTGCTATGAACTTAAAGACCTTAACAGTAAGAAAGACTCAGTTACCACAGAACAATGGCATGAGAAAGTAGATAACTTCTTCAAGTTTATGATGGAGAACTTTACTACTGAACTCACTGTTATGGGTGCTCGTGTAGCTCTTACAGTCTACAACTTACCATTCGTTCCCAACAAACTCAAAACGTTTGACGAATTCCATAAACGTTTTGGTAAGTATATCGTCCAGGCTGTAGCCTAATAGGAAAAAGCCCCGCAAGGGGCTTTTTACATCACAATGGGCATGACTACACAAGTTACAATAAAGCTAAGTAAATTAGACAGCCGCCATACAGGTAATGGTTGGTTTACCCATAGGGTATCATTTGAAGGCCCTTTACAAGGTCGTGTTAATAGCCTATGTAATGCCAGAGAATGGTTATGGTTGACATTTGGACCAAGCAGGGAAGTTATGTCAATTGGGATCATTGATCCAAACCAAAGACCACTATGGGCCTGGGAAACTAGCTATAACTACTTTAGGATATACCTATCTGGACAGGCCCTTACGCAGTTCCTATTAATCAAGGAACAATTTATGTAGTATTTTGGTATTGACAAACTTCAATTTTGAGTGTATAATGTTACTATACAATGAAGAAAGCGACACAGATGGCAACTAAATCAAACGGAACAACGACTACCAAAGCCAAGAACTATGTAGGCGTAAAAACAAATCCACAAACAGACGCACAGGTGCGTGAAAAACTAGTAACTGCTCGCATCGCACTCCTGCTCAAAGCACCATTTTTTGGTAACTTGGCTACACGTTTACAATTAATCAATGCCGATGATTGGTGTCCTACTGCCGCAACTGACGGGCGTAAGTTCTACTATAACAGCGAATTCCTTAAGAAAATGCCAGCTAAACAGCTAGAATTCCTTATGGGGCATGAGGTTCTGCACTGTGTTTATGACCATATGGGACGTCGTGGTGATCGTGATCCTCAACTATGGAATATCGCAGACGACTATTGCGTAAATCAGGACTTGCTAGATCAACGTATCGGTGAAAAGATCCCAGTTGGTTTATATGAGCCTAAGTATCGTGGTTGGTCAGCTGAAGAAGTCTATGACGACCTATACGAAAATGCTGAGAAAATCAACATCGACGATCTGGTAGATCGTCTCTTAGACGAACACTTAGATGGTGACGGAGATGATAACGAGAGTGAAAATAACGGAGATGGTAAAGACGGTGAAGGTAAAGAAGGCAAGGGTCGTCCTAAACTATCAGAAGAAGAACGCAAACAGATCCGTGATGAGATCAAAGAAGCTGTTATGACTGCGGCACAGACTGTGGGTGCAGGTAACTTACCAGCTGGTGTTCGTCGTATGATCAAGGATCTAACTACTCCACAACTAGACTGGCGAGCACTATTACAGCAACAGATACAGAGCACTCTACGCACTGACTATACTTGGGCACGTGCTTCACGCAAAGGTTGGGACATGGATGCCATCATGCCAGGATCAGATTGGGACAAAGAGATTGACATCTGTGTAAGTATCGACACATCAGGCTCAATGAGTGACACCATGCTTAAGGATATCCTTAGTGAAGTCAAAGGTATCATGGAGAGCTATACCAGCTTTAGATTACACTTATGGTCATTTGACACAGAAGTATATGCAGAAGGTGCAAAGGTATTCACAGCAGATAATCTAGATGAGATCATGGATTGGAAACCCCTAGGTGGTGGTGGCACAGACTTTGAAGCTAACTGGACATGGATGCGTGCTAACGACATCCAACCTAAGAAGTTTATCATGTTCACAGATGGATATCCATTTGGATCATGGGGTGAACCTGACTACTGTGATACTATGTTTGTTATCCACGGGTCAACTACTATTGAAGCGCCATTTGGTATCACTACCTACTATGAACTAAGTAAGGAATATGCTTAAACACGGTGAACCAAATCCCCTAAATGTGCATCAACTTAGGCAACTAAGTTGGTGCCCTCCTCACTTCACCCAGGTCATATTTGAGCCCTATATCACCCAAAAAACTGTGACTGATTGGCTCTACGAAAACCTCGAGGGCCGATTCTATGTGGGTGACATAGGCATAGCCCGCACTCCTGGTGGCAAATCAATTGATCGCAATTTGTTGGTAGCTTTTGAATTACCTGGAGAAGCCAGTTACTTCAGCTTAATATTGCCAGAACTAAACACCATCTAAGAAATTTTTCCACCTCTGATTTAGCTGTTAAATAAAATTGTCCCTTAAGGAGAATTTTACCAATGGTATCTAAGAAAGAAAAACCAGCAGAGCAACCTCAAGCAACACCTGCTCCGCAACAAGAACAACCAAGCCTAAATCTACAGGATCTAATCCTTGTAGCACAGATCATTCAAGTTAGTTCACAACGCGGTGCTTTTAAAGCCGATGAGCTAGCTAATGTTGGCACGTTGTATAACAAATTAATTGCATTCTTGCAATCAACTGGCGCACTTGCACCTGCTCCAGCTAATACAGAGGAAAATAAAAATGCTTAAACACGTTGGAAGACACGGTGAAAAAAAGGTAGTAATTGCTTATAATACAGTTCCCGGTGAAGATCATATGGCCTTGGTTATTTACAGTGATGTACTACCACCAATGATCCATGATGAAGTAATGAAAGTCGTAGAAAGTGCTGCCGGTCAGACTGCAAAAGTACTTGCTGATGCTTTGTTCCGCAATATAATGGCTGATGGTCAGAACACTCTAGGAGCCTTACACAAAGGTGGATTCCTTAAAAAAGTACAGACTAAACAGGTAATCTTGACACCAAATGCCAAAACAACTGTGCGTCTTGATGAATTAAATGACATTCTTAAGAAGATGGAAGCTGGTGAAGAAGCTATCAAGGCCATGGCTGATATTGATGCTGGTCGTGGATATGCTGACCCATCTAAAAAAATTAAAGAAGGTCGTGAACTTGGCGAGCCTAAGAAAGCTGCTGAATCTGCGATAAATACTAGTGGAGTATTAACAGATGCAGATCTAGCCAAAGCTAACTTAGATCAAGCCGCTAAGATGGAAGCGCAAGCTAAGACATTGTTAGCCGAAGCCAAACGCTTAAAGGATGAAGCTAAATCATTCGCACCAACTCCAAAGGCGAAGAATGTCAGAGCAACCAAAAAGACCACAGCGTAATACGAAAGCAAAAAAACTCAGCTTGAACAAGAGAAAAAGCTGGCAAGACATAGTCAATGGTGTTGATAAGCGTGAAGTACCTATCAGCGTATTGGAACAAATTTCAGTACAGCTGATAGATGGTACTAATATTAATATCAACATCAAAGATCTAATCAGTGCTGGGCAAAATCCCAATGAAATCGAGGCCATGTTAGATGAAAAATTCAACGAGCTTGATCGTTATATCAAGAACGTTGATTTCTTTGTTGACATAGACAAAGTAAAAGATGCAGTACAACCAGAAACAGACAAAGTACTTAAAGGACTATGATCTGTAGTATATTAGCCGCAACTAGTATGGGCGGCATAGGCAATAGAGGTACCTTACCCTGGCCTAAACATAGTCAAGATCTTGCTTGGTTCAAAGAGCATACAGAAAATCAAATCGTAGTCATGGGCCGCAAGACCTGGGATGATCCCAAGATGCCCAAACCATTACCAAATAGAATTAACTATGTGGTAAGTTCAACACATGTAGAACCTAAATATCAACATTTGGTTCGCTGGATTCCTAGTGATCCTGTACCTAATATCAAACAAATCCAAAAAGAAAATCCAAAAAATAATGTGTTCGTTATCGGTGGTCGGCAGTTATATGAAGCCACTGAGCCAATTGTCGAACGTGTCTATTTAACTCGTATGAAAGGAGCATGGTTTACTGATACTCGGATTGAACTAGAACGTTATCTAGCCTGTTTCCGCATTTATGGTGTTCGCCCTGGTAATAACTGCACCTATGAAATCTGGAATCGCGTGTTATTCTAGTTGACACTGCATAGCAGACCTGCTATAATATTAAAATGAAAACATATCTTGACAGTCTAAAGTTCGTTTTAGAAAACGGATCTGTGCGAGAAGATCGCACAGGCACAGGCACCATCGGCATTTTTGGTATGCAATCGCGCTATGATTTGAGCAAGGGCTTCCCAGCAGTTACTACCAAAAAACTAGCATTCCGCGCCTGCCTAAGTGAGCTACTTTGGTTTCTTGAAGGATCAGGCAATGAGCGTAGACTAGCAGAAATACTACATGGTACTCGAGATTTTGAAAAGAAAACCATATGGACTGACAATGCAGAAAGTTCTTATTGGCGACCCAAAGCCAAGTCTGACGGTGACCTAGGTCGTGTATATGGAGTGCAATGGCGACATTGGCGCAAGCCTACAGAGATGGAAAGCTACTATACTTGGATTAATACCGAACAGGGTATGCAGGCAATAGAAAAGAAAGAACTTGTAGTGGATCAAATTCAACAGTTAATCGATGGTATCAAACAAGATCCATATGGTCGTAGGCATATACTTACAGCTTGGAATCCAGGCGAACTAGAAGAAATGGCCTTGCCGCCTTGTCACTGTTTTGCGCAGTTCTACGTAAGCGCAGACGGTCGATTAAGTTGTCAGATGTACCAGCGTTCCTGCGATATGTTCTTGGGCGTGCCTTTTAACATAGCATCCTATTCCTTGCTCACACATATGATCTCGCAGGTATGTGGGCTTGAGGCAGGAGAGTTCGTTCACGTGCTTGGCGACGCACATATATATCTGAACCACGTGGAGCAGGTAAAAGAGCAACTGGGACGTGAACCCTTACCGCTCCCCACTTTGTGGATCAACCCTGACGTTAAGGATATCTTTAAATTTACTATGGAGGACTTTAGATTAGATGGATATACAAGCTACGAAGCAATCAAAGCACCTATGGCGGTATGAGCGTCCCCATCGTGTAAGACTGTTTAACAGTCCATTACACTTTAATAACGCCGCTGAATTAACCACTAAACAGGTCTATGAACACTGTGCAGAGCACTTTAGTAAAAGTGAACAGTATCGTTGGGCAGTAGACAATGATATTAAGATTGAATTCTTAATGGACGATCATGTGTTTAGTTGGCACAAAACTGTAGTATTTTATGCAAATTTATGCGAAAGTGAATACGTTGATTATAGTTTGAGATTTTTCAAACATCGTGAGGAATGGAAATGACCGAATACGAACAACAAGATTATGACACAGCTAAGAAAATAATAAGTCTAGGTTTCCTTATGGATTTAGATAAAAAGACCGTAGAACTAACTTAAGAAAATATTGTAGATGTGGCAAAGAATTATTACATATTACGCATGCGAACATACAATCCCGCAACCGGAACACACCTATGAAAGTTTACATAAGCAAATATAGAGACCATTGGCTAAGCCCATATACGATCTGTGAGAAGATCTGTTGGTGGCGTGAGATTGACTATGATGAACCTTGGGTCCAACGTGCGGTTAAGATATTAGGTCCTGTTATGGACGCATATAAGAAGTTCTTAGATTTCGTACATCCACGGATCGAATATGTAAAGATCGATGATTATGATACGTGGAGCATGGATCATACACTAACACCAATCATCTTACCAATGCTGCGTCAGCTACACAAAACCAAACATGGAGCTCCCTATGTAGAAGATAGTGATGTTCCAGCAGATCTACACAGCACTACCCGTGCCGCACAAAAGGCAAAGAAAGAGTCATGGGACACCGACGGTAATCATTTTAAACGCTGGGACTGGGTCATGGAAGAAATGATCTGGGCGTTTGAACAATTAGCTGATGACTCATGGGAAGAACAATACTTCTCAGGTAAGAGCGACATCGTTTGGGTTCCAGGTAAAGAACTTGATACCAAAGGCAGACCTCTAACCTACGAAATGAAACGCACCTCTAAATACACACGCAAGTATGATAAGAAAGGTTATGCTAAACATAGTAGTCGCATAGACAATGGTGTTAGGCTATTTGGCAAATACTACAGAGCCTTATGGGACTAAAAATTATCGTCCATAAGATCGCAATGGGTGATGTAGAGGATCCAGAATTATACGCCGCGGCTCCTATCTTAGAGTGGGAAAAGTCAGAGAAAGGGCGTTGGTTACACGCTAATAGCCGACAGCAGATGGAATACATAGTCCGTCCTAATCCAGAAACCTATGGCTGGATGGTCCTGATATTTGCGTGGTTAGAAGAACAAGATCTAACATATTTTAAATTAAAGTGGGGAGGATAACATGGCATACGACATATTAAAAGCCGCATTAGAAAAAAAGAAACAACAACAAGGTATAGGTGTTAAGCAGTCTAAAGCAGACAAGGGTAAAGGCTCTGTTAAAGACCAAGTTACAAGTCATAAGCCTGCTAAGAAGTCAGCAGGAAGAGGTAGATAATGTTAACAGTGTTCGTTGGTAATAATGATCAACATCTAGCAGATAGTGCAATAATGCATGATAAATCTGCATATTTAATTGATTGGTCTAATTATAATCACACACATAAAGGCACTATATATGTGTCTTTAGCAGATTTGAATAGTATTCAAATGTTTAATATAGTATTAAGTAAAGCAGATGTGATTATATATGTGCCTACTGACAGATGGAGTGATACTAAACAAAAATATTGGACTGAAAGAAGTGTACAGATTTTTACTTTCGATTCAAAAAAAACTGTGATTAATTCACCCGTCATGCAATTAAATCCGTCTGATGATTTAATACTCGAACTAATCGATTGTCGAAAATCCGATACCAATCAATTATGGGTAGCTGGTTGTAGTACGACAGCGGGTGTAGGAGTAAATGACAATCAAAAATACGCTAGCCTATTATCTCAAAAATTAAATATACCATACAGTTTATTAGCTGTGGATTCCTCTTCTATTTCTTGGGCCGCTGATCAAATTCTTAGATCAAATATAAAAGAAAATGATATTGTAGTATGGGGATTAACGAACGAAAATAGATTTCCATATTTTACAGATACAGTACAACATATCTTAGCTGGAAGATACCCAGAATTTAATAGTACAGTTGATATAAAACATTTAGACGATTCTAATTTAAAATATCGTAACTTAACATCAATTTATCAAGTAATAAATTATTGTGTCCAGACATCAAGTAAATTAATTATTGCTGGTATACATACCAGTTGGGAATTTGCTTACTATCTTAAAGATTTATCGTGCTATTTACATTTGAATAATTTTTGGGGAGTAAATGTTCATGATATGTATTTGGATTTTGGTAGTGATCATATACACCCTGGACCTAAGACACATGAATGGTATGCTGAAAAAATATTTAATAAAATAAAGGAAATATAAAATAGGTTACAATAGTTGTAAAATCTTATTAGGAAAAACCAAGATATCTACTAAAAAAATAAGTTTGAAAAGGATAAGTATGCGAGCACAACGTGATCTGGGTTATAGTCCTAAAGTCAATGTAGAGGAAGGCTTCTGTAGGTATTATGATTGGTACAACAAGAATCCTATATTGTGGGATAGATAGAATCAAAATATTCTTTTAACCACTGCCAATTAAAGCTCCGCATTAGCTCCTTATGGTCTCCGTTTACTTGACTATAGTAGGCAACAGCATCATTAGCACCACGTAAACTCCATTCTGCATTATTCCCAGTAGCATCATTGGTCCAAACATCTAATCTATAATTGCTTTCAACACTATTAGTTTTTGTAATATCATCTTTGAGTTTAATCACTTCACGGAAAGCAGTGCGCCAAGTCATCAATGGATCCGCATTATAATAGGCAGTACCAGACAATAATGGAACTACAGCATGTGGTTGACTTAAGGTAAAATCCAATCCCTGTAGATCAGTGTCTAATACTAATTTTTTATTGTAGGCTACCATCGCCATATGGCCATATTCTAATCCATTTACAGGATTCTGGGCGTGGAATATATAATGCTTTGATTGTTGTAGCCAGTCTGGTTGCCAGGACCAATCAAAATCTTCTTTAACTTTTAATTTAGCAGGTATCTTAAAGAACCAAGGAGTTGAACTCATTTCTGCGGCTACTTTAAATGCATTATCTCTACCATCAATATTTTGAACCCTTTTGATTTCCCTTCCGGTGGTATTAACTAAATGTTCATACATTTCTTCAGCGTTGATTTCACCATTGCTGATATAGATAATATCCAGCAGATCTGGCGTTAGGTATTCCTGTTTTTGCTTGATAATGTAAGGATAATCGTAGATTTGTGACACTAAATGTGCTTGAATATCACGTGGGGCTACACTAATACTACCTGCGTCATTGAAACTATAAAAAGCACGTTTGGACCATAATAGGGGATAGAAATCTACAGGTTGATTTATCCAAACATAGGGTGCATCGAACTTGTAATTTTTGAGTTCTGCGGTAATATCTTCACTGGTAGTTTCTAATACAGGCCATGGTAATCGTGGTACTCCTGGATAATGCCAATTAACATCCTTATACCATTCTAATAAAGGTATGTCTTTTTGTTTGTTAAATTCATCTACGTTAACTAAGAATGTGTCACCAAATTTTTCGTAGCCGCTGTGCCAACAGTGCAGTTGGGTACTTTCCCATGGCACTGCCTTATAATCAAAATCAAAGTCAAAATAACTACAGCAACTGGCTATGACCCAGCAAT